ATCATTAAACTTAATAAGCGAAAATAATCGCAGAGTTACAATTGATAATGCGATTGTAATAACAGAGGAGGAATAAGAATGGATAAAGAAGTGGAACTGTTGGCTAAAAAAGTTATAACTGTAAAAAATGTAATAAGCAGAATTATTGGAAATATAACTATATTCTTAGTAGTTGTAAAACTGTTTAGGCTGATTCAGATTAGTTGGCTAATGACTTTTTTGCCTTGGATAGTAACATTCTTAATATTTTTTGTAGTGAGAATTTTAGAACACGCTTTTGTTGGATACGCTTGTTTGAATCCAGAAGAAAAATACAACGAAAAGATGTTTATTTTTTTCAGAAAAATTATAAAAGGATAGTGTATAAAAATTTTTAAAAGGCTTGAAAATATAGATAAAATAAGGTATAATTAGGAGGTAAAATTGAACACAAAAAAAGAACTCAAAGAAATTGAAGAATTTTTAAAAAGTAATAAAGTTGGAAATATTGTTATCGAGAGAAAACCGAATGGAACAATAACAATACAGAAGACCGAGACGTCGCAATATAAAAAAGAGTATGCGAATAATAAGGCAACCTAAATTGCAGATGTTTCAAGACAATTGAATAAGTTATAAATATTTGAGTACATGAATATTAAGATGACCGTATTTATAAAGTTAAAGGAACTAAAAAGCCTTGATTTTATATATACGGTCTTTTTTTGTCTAAAAAACTAAAAAGGTAAAGGAAAAATGAAAGATGAAAACATAAAATTATTGATTAAAAACGAATATGAAAATGGCACAAGTATGAGTGTTTTATCCAAAAAGTATAATGTCGGATTAAGTAGGATAAAGAAATGGAGTTCTGAAGAAAAATGGATTAAAAAAAAACAGAACAAAGTAACCAAAAATAAGAGTAACCGAACCAAAAAAAGTAACCAAAATAAAACAGTTACCTTATCTAAAGAAACACAGATAAAATCAGACATAATTAACAATATAGCCAAAGAAGAAATCGCGGAAAAACACGGAATAAAAAAGACTAAATATTACGATATTAAAAAGAGCGTAAGACAGATTCAGATAGAACAAAGTGAGAAAGTTTTAAATGAAATTGCAACAAAAAAATATAATAATGCAGTTGAAAGGTTAAAAAGGATAATCGAGGAAAAAGAAAAACTGGAAACTAGAATTCTTGAAACTACAGATAAAGAAGAAATGTCGATGATTAAACAAAAGTTGGAACTTTTGAAAGAATTTGAAAAAGATATAAAAGTGAATGCTAGAGTTATTTCTGATTATAGACAAGCAGAGTTAGAGGAACAACTTGTAAATAATGAATTAAGTAGAAATGCTTTAGAAATCCAAAAAGAACGTTTAGAGATTGAGAAGGCTAAAATCAAAAACAATGATGATAAGGATTCAGAAAAAGAAAATGAAATGATTGAGCTGTTAAAAAATATAACGGAAAAGGTTGGAAAAGATGAATGATTTAACTCCTAAACAGTATGAAGTATTGAAAATATTTAATAAAGAACAGCCGAGAATAACAATTCTAACAGGAGCTAAAAGAAGCGGAAAAACATTTTTAAACAATTTTCTGATGTTATCTCACATTGCGACATTTGCCAACCAAAATCTTAACTTTATCATAATTGGAGCAACTAGCGGAAGTATTTGGAGAAACGTTTTGAACGACTGGGAAACGATGTTAGGAAAACAATTTAAGCCAAAAAAAGACGGAAGTTTTAAATTGTTTGGTAATAATGTTTATTTGTTTGGTGGAGAAAAAGCTGATAGTTGGAAGAAAATGAGAGGGATGACTTCTCACGGCACTTATATAAATGAGGCGACAGCATTGCACCAAACTTTTATTACTGAAGCGTTTTCAAGAACATCAGGGGAAGGTGCAAAGATATTTATCGATACCAATCCTGACAATCCAGCTCATTTTGTAAAAAAAGATTATATTGACAATGCTGGAGATAGATTAGAAAATGGAAGATTAAATATTCTAGTTAGCAATTTCAAACTAGATGATAATGTTTTTCTTAATAAGGAATATGTGGATTCTATTAAAAAGACAACTCCACGAGGAGCAACTTACGATAGAGATGTTTTAGGATTGTGGGTTGCACAGGAAGGTGTTGTGTTTGCAGATTTTTCTGAAAAAGAAAATGTGATTAAGAATATAGAAAATATCGAAATAAAAGAGTATTACATCGGAGTTGACTGGGGATTTGAGCATTATGGAACATTGGTAGTTATTGGAGTGGATTTTGAAGATAATTATTATATCGTTGAAGTTATAGCGAAACAGCATAAGTATTTCGATTACTGGAAAATGCTTATTTTACAGAAATATAAGGAATATCAAGTATCAAGAGTATTTTGTGATAGTGCTAGAACTGAATACGTGCAAGGATTATTAGATTTTGGAATAAATGCTGAAAATGCAAAAAAAGATGTAAAAGAAGGTATTAATTTAGTTGGAGCAATGTATAAAAGAAATACACTGAAGATTACAGAAAAAGCATTTAAAGGAAAGTTTGAAGATGAAATTTATTCTTATGTGTGGGGAAAAAATGATGAGCCAGTTAAAGAAAACGATGATGTAATGGATGCAATAAGATATGTTTTATATAGCTTGAAAAAAGATGAAGGTGGAATTGCTTATTTATATTAGGAAGGAGGGCTAATGACTAAAGAAGAAAGAACGAGAGTTAAAACTTATTATGATAGAGAACAATACAGTAAATCCAATTTAGCTAAAAATATGCCGGGATTGTTTGAAGGAACTGTGGAAATATTTAATCCGATTCGAGATATTGTAAAGGCTTTATCGAATACAGCTTTAAAGGATCTAGGAATTGACAATGATAAATTAAAAGAAATTTGGGAAGTTAATCAAATGACTACTTTCAGCAAAAAAATTGCTAAAGAGATGTATTTGAATGAAGAAGTATTTATCGAGGTTATATTAACTCCTGACGAGCAAATTAGGTATATTTTACATAATGTAGATGATGTTGAATATACGGAAGTGTTTGGAGAAATCAAGAAGTTTAAAGTTCAAGGGGAACAAGTTTATTTTGATGAAAACGGAGAGGAGCAAAGTAGAGAGTATTCAAGAGAATATATAAAACTTGATACTGGAACTGTTAAAAGAACCGAAAAAATAGACAATGAGACAGTTGAAACTCCTTTTATTTTGGATAAAATCCCTGTTTCAAAATTTAAAAACGATAGCAACATAATTGAAGCATTGAATATTATTGATAAAATCAACGAAACTGAAAGTTACATTGGGAGAATATTTGGGATACATGGAGACCCTTGGCTACATGCAAACGGAGTAAAGCAATTTGCGGATGTTAATTCTAGTAATGAAAAGATTAAGAAAAATGCACAGCTTTTGGAAGAGGCAAGATATAAAAATAAAAGAATTATCAATACTCAAAATTCAAAAGAAATGGAAGCTAGTTTCAAATATATCGAATTGACAAATCCGTTAATCAGCGAAATGCAAAACGATATAGCAAGATTAGAAAAAAGATTATCCAATTTATTTCCTGAATATTGACTCGTAGATACTGCGACGCAAAATGTTAGTGAGGAAACTTATTTATTAAAGAATAATGGACTTAAAACGAAAGTGGCAAGTTTTAGAGAGGATTTTATAAAAAGTTTATTAGAGTTAGATAAAATTGCATTGGAATTGTCAGGAAGTTCAGATGAATTAACTGAAAATAATTATACATATTTTGATACATTTATGGAAAATGAAAAGAGTTCTAAATTAACAACTTTATCATTAGCTCTTGATGTAATAAGCAAGGCAAAAGATATTGATGAAGAATACAAACTTAAAAAATTAATAGAAAAAGTGACGGATGACACTTTGCAGGATTTGAGTGGTTTGTATGATTAAGATAGATTTTGAATGGAATCATAAAGTTGAGAAAAAATTATTTATTTTTTTTAGAAAAATAGCTTTTTCGGTATTCAATAACAAAAAAATAAACATTGATTATTCAAATTTAATGAAAATATTTGTTAATTATAGCATTTCTTACGAGAAAAAATTTAAGAAACCGAAAGATATAGATGTTAAAAAACATACAGAAATAGCTGTAAAGCAGATAAAAGAAATAAAAGACTGGCAAAATAATTTAAATAACTATGTTGGAGAAAATAAAGAAAAAGATAATTTGGGAGATGTATTAAGAAATAATGCAAAATTTAGAGCTAGAAATATGCTTGGTAATTATTATAAAGACTTTTTGAAAGAAATAGTTGCAAGTGAAAGCGAATATTTCGAGTGGAATACAATGGGAGACGAACGTGTCAGACCAACACATGAAGCAAGAGATGGAGTTGTCTATAATTGGGATAATGCCGAAATAGTTCCAGGAGAAGAACCAGGTTGCAGATGTTGGGCTACTGTTTATTTCCCTGATTCACAAGAGGAAATCAATAACATAAATCAAAATTCTTGAGAGTTGAAAGATTACAAATCATTTATGAGTTGTTCGATGTCAAATCTCAAAAAATTATAGAGTATCAATACTGTAAATCATTTTATGAGTTACAGCAAATAATCTAAAAAACAAGGAGAAATAAAAAATGAGAAATTTTAAACGAATGGAATTGTATTATGATGAACCTGGAGAAGGCAAGGGTAATGGAGAAGGAGCTGGTACAGGTGGAAACGAGCCAACACTTGATGACTTGAAAGCTAAAATTGAAAATTTCGAAAAAATCCAGGCTGAAAAAGACAAGGAAATCAATTCTTTAAAATCACAGCTTGGACACAGCAATAAGCAGCTTGAGGAATTTCAGAAAAGCGGGAAAACCGCTGAGGAATTGGCAAATTTGGAAAAAGAAAAAATTGAAAAAGAACTCGTTGAAACTAAAAAACAGTTAAACTTAACGACTTTAAGGACTAGAAAAAACGAGTTGATAACAGAGTTAAAGATTAGTCCGCAGTTTGCCGATTTGGTGCAAATAACACCAGATATGACAATCGAAAGTCTTGAATTGGCAGTTAAGAATGTAGCAGCTAAAGAAAAAGAGTTTACAACAGATTTCTTGAAAAAGAACTCTATAACAAACGGAGGATTCAATCCAAAGGATAAAAAGAAAGATGAAAAAGATTTTATTGACAGAATGATTGAGAAAAACAAAAACAATGAAACAGATCTTACAAAATTTTAGGAGGTTGAGATGTTAAAAAGAACAGTGATGCACAAAGAAAAACTGAATGTAAAAGTAAAAATTTTAAAATCTGATTTTATGCAACAGATTTACAAAGATACTAATACCAATAAAGAATATCTTCTTGCCGGAGTGTTAGTGAAGGCTAAAAATGGAGAGGATTTAAGAGAAAATGGAGCGTTTGTTGTGCCGATTTCAGCTGGAGATAAGGCTGATGGTATATTGCTTCATGATTTAGAGTTCAATTTTAGAAATGATAATGAAACAGTGGCAATATGTATCGAAGGGATTGCGTACCTAGACAAACTTATAGATGTTGGAAAAGAACATAAGACACCTATAACTGTAACAAAAGCGGAATTGCCAGAAAAAATAACTTATGTTTACAAAGATAGAAAATAATAGGAGGTAACAAAATGGCATTAAGTTTAACAGATTTATTAAATGCAAAAAGTTTGAATAAATACTATACAGGGGTTAAAGGAGATACATTGGTAGAAGCTATGTTTCCTGCAACCTTTTCAAATACATTTGATTTCAGTGTATTAGGAAGTGTAAATGGAGGAGTAGTCAAAGTTCTTCAAGGAAGCGAGTTGGATGTAGATCCTTTTGCAAGAGACTGGGAATTAAAAACAACTACAAAAGGGGATAAGCAATTTTTTAGAGAAAGTTTGAAACTTAATGAAAGACAAAGAAAAGAGTTGCTTGAAATTTTGAATACAAATGACACAGCCATTATTGAAAATTATTCAGAGCAGATTTATAGGCAGTTTGCAGGTAAAACTGGATTTTTGGCAAGTGCAAGAGCAGTAGCGACGTATACAGCTTCACAATTTTTATCAACTGCTAAAGTTCCTTTTATAGATGAAAATGGTGGAGGGGCAAAAACGATTGATTATAAATTGGATAACAAATATAAAGAAACGTTGGCTGGAACAAATGCTTGGAATACAGCGACGGCAACTCCTTTAGAAGATTTGATACGTTGGAAAGAAATTGTTGAAGAAAACGGTGGAACTGTTGAAATCGCATTAATGAATAAAGCAACATATACAATGTTAAAAAATCAGGATAATGTTAAGGCTATGTACAACAAATTAACGAATGTATTGATAACAGAAGATGATAAAAAAAGAATTATTGAAGAAATGACAGGCCTTTCAATAGTTATATGGAATGAGAAAATAAATGTAAAAGGCAGAGTTCAGCCAGTGTTTCCTAACAACATTGTTACATTGATACCAAATGGGCAGTTAGGGAAAATGGAATATGGACCAACTCCAACAAAAACCGACCAGATGTTAGGCATCGCAGGAGATAGAGAAATTGTAGATATTGCTGGGACATTTGCA